AGTGTATTTAATGCGCCCAAAATGGGTTAAATTAATAGTTGGATCAACCCAAATTTTCCCAGCCATTTTTTGCCAGTATCTACAAAAACCATAATCTTCAGATAAAAATCTTCCATCATCATCTACATATGAGTTAAATAGCGCATACGAATTGTCTCTCTCTACCCCAGAAAGAGCGCCCGTGTCATCGTTATATTTTAGTTTTTTATATTTTTTAAACATTTTGTCAAAAACTTGACGCTTTATTAACATAAAACCAGTTCCAGCTTCATAACACTCAATTGCACCATTATCAATATTTAATTGATTTTCTCCTGGTTTAGTCATATGAACAACATATCTAGTGGAATATTCCATTAGATCATTAGCTGGAAGATCAGCTTGTGCGCCTTCTTTTACTCTATCCCAACTAATTTCTTTAATTGGATATGATGCCGTTATTACATCTTTGTCATGCCAGAGAAGTTTTAATACCGCTTCTTTATCAAACTGTAAGTCAACATCAATAAATATCAAATGAGTATACTCTGGATTTCCCATAAACTTAGCAACAAGATTGTTTCTTGCGCGATTAATTAACGAATCAGATATTGTACAAACTGAATACTTTAAACCAATCTCTTTAAAATAAAGAGCTGTTTGCAGAAAGCTCATCATAAAAGGTTCAGTTACATGAGAATCATAACAAGGAAGGGCAAAGAAAATATGCCAGCTTTCAAGCTGTTCTTTAGAAATCGTAATATTAATTGGTTGTTCTTCTACAGGCATATGAATATATTAGCCTAAGGATTGGTAACTGTCAAGTTTAAGCTATTTGTGTAGCCGTAACTATAACAGATGGGGTTGCTGGTCTTGTTGGGTTTGTTTGAGCTGAAGATGCAAGAAGTCTTATACCCGTGTCCGGTGATTGCCACATTATTTCCACATATTGGCCAGCTGTAACTGAAACTATAAAATTCCAAGAAGCTAAATACTTTCCGTTGTTTCCCAACACTGTAATTTGAGTGTTAGAATTTGGAATTGGTGTTCCGTTTTTGTTAAACCAAATATTTACAAGATCATTACCACTGCTTGTCTTGTCTAATTGCGCACTAAACTGAACATTGTAAGTTCCAGCATTAGCGAAAGTTATTCTTGATCCAGAGGTAATTGAAATTCCATTAGTTTCAGTTGCCGTATTACTTATTTGCATTGCGTAGGCGACGCTTGCGTTTGTTGCTAATTGTGTTGTTGTATCATAGAACGAACCGTAATATTTTGGCGCAGCTGTTGTTTGTACGGTGTTATCACTAAATGTTAAATTAGTTACAGTAACATTTGCTAATTGAGCTTGGACAATACCGTCAATATTAAATACACCGTTAGCAACGGTTACTGCAGTTGTATTAGCAGTTACCGAATCCGTGATATAGAGTGTTCCGCCACCAATTGAAATACTTTTCCAACGAAGAGCAGAATTTCCTAATGTGTAAACATTGTCTACAGTTGGTATAAGATCTCCATCAAATAAACCAACTTCAGGGTTAAAATATTTACTTCCACCCAATGCTGTATAAATTCCAATTTTTCTAGAATTAGCAGTAGGGGGTGAAGAAAAAATAACCTTAGCCGTATTAACACTTGTTGCTTCCCATCTTATTGGAATAAATTCATATGGGCTTGCTGTTGATCTACAGGTAAGACCTATGTCTCTAGTATTTAAATTGTGAGTAATTGTAAATTCATTATTAGTTCCATTGCCGATAGTTTCAATATAAGAATTATCTATGTCCAATAAAAATACTGATGCTAGTAACGATGTAGCATCTGGTGGACTTGAAAAGTCAAGGGTTACTGAATCTACTGTTGTCGCATAAGATAAAACTTCTACTACTTCAAAAGGAGAATCAACACTTCTTATAACTGGAACTACGTTTCTAGAACCTAAACCATGATTTATAACTATTGTAGAATTTGATCCATCACCTATTACGGTAGAATAAAAATCTTTTGTTCCTGGACCCTTAACTGCTACTCGTTTAGAATTAGCATTTGGTATTGATTCAAAATCAATTGTAACAGTATTTATAGTTGTAGCTTCCCAACGTACATCTACAACATCATATGGATTTACGCTTTCTCTAACTATTACATTTATATCTTTTGTTCCAAGATTGTGAGTAACAACAAATAGTGCGTGAGTGCCATCTCCTATCGTTTCCTCATAGGAAACACCTTGAGCTCCTGTTTCATCAGATGCTGGAACAAATTTAGTTCCATTAAATTTAAGAACTTGATTTAATGAAGCGCCTGTAGGATCTATTTCTATAGAATCTACAGTCAGCGTTGTAGTTTGTATATTGCCTACGTTAACAGTAGAAGGGAGTGAAAGTGTATAAGCTCCAGTTGTAGCGTTTGCGGTTACAACTACTTGATTAGCGGTTCCTGAAATAGAAGATATTAGCGCAGCACCGTATTATTGAATTTGAGGCATTTTTATAAAATAATTTACCGTCAGCGTAGTTAATGGCAATTTCGCCGTCAGCCAAACTTGAAGGTGCTTGTGAGGGCGTTGCTGATTTTTTAAGGGTGATTGTATTGGCCATTTTAATCCTTTAGACTATATGGGTATAGTAACAAGAATTTGTTTTTAATTATATTAACCTAATCCATTTTCTTTCATTTGTCGTATATAATCAATTGTAACAGATAGCTCTCTAGCGTATGAGGATTGTTCAGCATTTTTTGTCCACGTTGAGGAAATAACATATCTTGTTTTATTTCTGTTTTGGGTCACCCCATGAAGATGCGAATGCCCTGGATCATGAGCATAAATCATTCCTTTTTTAGGGGTTGTTTTAATATTGTAATATGGATAAAAAGGCTCTCCACCTTTAAAATCGTCATTTAAAAAGACAACACATCCTGCAATTCTGTCTAAGTGTGGGACTGCATCTATGTGAGGCATTTGCCATCCATTTGGTGGCGTTCTATTTATGCCAATCTGATCTGCAAAAGCTGGGCTATTAAAAGAATTTGAAATAAAATCTTTAATTCTTTTATGTACGTCCACAACTAGTTCTGCTGTAGGAAGCCCTGCAAAATGATGCTTGGGTATATATGTCAATAAACCTAAATTTCTTTCATCCCAAAATGACGCATTTACTATAGGCCAAGATAATTGTGTTTCGGCAAGCCATATAAGATAGTCACATTCATCTTCTGTTAAAAAGTTTTCTTGTATAAAAATTTTTGGTGGTTCTATATTTTTAATATAAGGAAAAGGAAATTTTTCTTTATCTATTTTTTCAATAGATATTGGATTATTAGTTTCAATGTCTACAAATGTAGAATAATTTTTATATTCAGGTGTTTCTTTATTGCTAAAATCAAACATCACCATTTACCCAGTGGACATGTGGCGTTTTCAAGTTTTGTTTTAAGTTTCATAAAGCAACCGCATTCCTTACACTGATGAGTAAGCTTAAGAAGACTTGGACACACTTCGCATATAGCTAATCTTTCTGCGGCTTTTTCTTCAGAAACGTGTTGAACGTTAGGATTAATCACATCCCAAGGACGCGTTTGGCCTAATTTCTTTTTATACTCTTGCCAAGCAGTAAGCGGTTTATCCATATGGAGATATATTATATATTATTTTTTTCGCTATATGCGTTGTTAACGAACTTATTTGCAAAATTTGCGCCTGCTGCGTTATACTTTGTGCCACTTAAGCTTTCGCTATAAGTAAACTCAGTGCCGTTTTCTTGTTCATATCTTGATTTAATATAGTTAGCTACCATTGTCCCAATACCCTGTCGTTGATAATCAGGATGTGCATTCCATACAAATGGTTTTTGTAAGTTATTATCGTTAACGTCAATATAGCAACCATGAACAAAAAGAAGCTGTCCATCTTCTCCTCGATATAGAGTAAATCTTACATCAACACTATCATTATGACCAAAGATGCCTGGAAATCTTGCTGGGTGCGTTTGCTCAGTAAATCCAGGTTCGCCAAACTCACCAAATTTTTGCTCAAAGAAAGCCCACTCTTGGAAAAAACCTTCTTGAGTTTGCTCATAACCTGCACTAACATCTTGCCAAGTGCTACTATTGTCACTCATAAATAAACTTTTGCTCCTCTTTTTGTTTTATTATATCACAAAAATATTAAACTAATTTTATAGACATCCTGCTGTTCCCTTAATCGTAACACATCCTGAACCGCTACCGCCGCCGCAGGCGTCACAAGCTCCAGCTGGGGCAGGTGCGGGAGCTGGGGCAGGTGCGGGAGCTGGGGCAGGTGCTGGGGCAGGAGCTGGGGCTACATATCCGCATGAGCCGTCAATGTAAGCTCCGTTATAACCGCCAGTTCCTGGACATGTTTGAGAACATCCACAGTCGTAATACTGATAAGTCATTGTTCCATCGCAAGTATTTGGATACACCCTTGTGCAGCCGCAATTAGAACCATCACCAGTGCAGTTTTGACCATTCCAGCCGCAAGAGCAGAATGATGGTGGAAAATACGGTGGGAAATACGGTGGGAAGAACGGACTGTATATTGTATAGTTTATTGTTGTACCCAATAAAGTTATACTAGTATCAGTAAGTGATGTTGTTAATTTATCTTCTAAAGTTGGATCATTGGTACTTGTTGTTGATACAGTTCCCACCACAAATCCAGCATCGGTTATGGTTGTATTTGCGTTTGATTTTGTTGTACCGAGAAGATATTGCTGGTTTATTGTTTTTTCTAGCCCCGACCCGCACTGCCTGCTGGAATTGTCA